CGTCCATAGAATCAAAGATACGTTGTCGTAGCGCCTCGTCAGATACTTTCTCAGCTCGCTTATATGCTTCACTTCGCAAGTAGTATAACGTTTTTACTTTTTGCTTCCACGCTTGCATATGAACAGCGTGTAGCTCCTGCTTTGATACATCTGCTGGGAAAAAGACATTTAACGACTGACTCTGACAAATATGCTTTTGCCGGTCTGCTGCCATATCAATCACCCATCGCTGGTCAATCTCTACTGCGGTCTTGAAAACATCTTTTGTCCAGTCATCGAGAAACTCAAGATGCTGAATAGACCCGCCGTTTGTGACAATGCTCTTCCAGACTTCGTCCGTGTCCATTCCTAAGTCTCGGAGAATATCCTCGAGATACTCGTTCTTTTGTAAAGAGGTACCACTTTTAGTTTTCTGTGCAAATGCGTTAGCACGGTAAGGCTCGATACTAGGAGAAGTGTTGCCACAGATAATACTAGACGAAGCGTTTGGAGCAACAGCCAGCAAGTGACAGTTACGCATACCCGTGCCTTGTGCATCAGGCGCTTCTCCACGCTCCACTGCAAGAGCTCTTGAAGCAGTCTCCGCAGCTGACTTAATATGCCAGAACATAGCCATATTACGTCCTTTCGCCATTGCTGATTCAAACGGAATGTTGTGCCGTTGTAAATAGGCGTGAAACCCCATTGCCCCCAAGCCAATTGACCTCTCCCTTTCTGCACTATAACGTGCCTTCTCCAACTCTTTTGGAGCGTGCCCAATAAAGTAAGTAAGAACATTATCAAGCATACGTACTAAATCTGGAATAAAGTTTGGATCGTTACTCCACTCATCATACTCCTCTAAGTTTACACTTGAGAGACAGCACACCGCTGTGCGTTCTTCATTTGTTGGTAGTGTAATTTCACTACATAAATTTGACTGGTATACTTGCAGTCCGAGGTCTTTTTGACAGTCGGGCAGACCAGCCTGTACTGTATCACCAAACATAATGTAAGGCTCTCCAGTCTCAACACGATTCTGAATGAGCTTAACCCACAATGTTTTTGCAGACACAGTTTTAATTACATGACCACTATGAGGGTCTATAAGAGGCCAACTATCATCAAAGCCTTCTTCACGAGTTGCGCCTTCGATAAGCTCCATAAAGCTGTCCGGAATAACAACCCCGTGGTGAAGATTAGTAGACTTACGGTTAACATCACCGCCAGTTGGTTTACGCATATCCAAAAACTCTTCAATCTCCGGATGATTCATAGGAAGATACGAAGCATAGCTACCTCGGCGTGTAACGCCTTGAGAGAATGCAAGCATCTCTGCATCTACTACTTTCATAAAAGGAATCACGCCAGTAGACTCTGAACCGTGAGAAGTTTTAGAGCCTACAGAACGAACATCGCCCCAATAACCGCCAATCCCGCCGCCAACAGAGGATAAAAATGCGTTTTCCGTGTAATGACTGGTAATACCAAGACGGCTATCGTCCACATAATTGAGAAAACAGCTTATGGGTAGACCACGTTTTGTTCCTCCATTTGATAATATAGGAGTAGAAAACATAAACCACAGCTTACTCGCATAATCATACAATCGCTGTGCGTGTGCTTCATCGTCAGCAAAAGCTGTAGCTGCACGTGCAAACGCTTGTTGTGGAGAGCCTTCTCCATTTACCAGATATCTGTCTTGTAAAGTTTTGATACTAAACGTAGACAGATAACGGTCTCTTTTGAAATCTATATTAACTTCCATTTAATTTCCGCCCAATATCTTCAATATTGTCTTGACCAATTGCATCATCACAATATGTCATCAAATCCATTAGCTCGTAGTTGACGAGCAGTTGCTCTGCATTTTCATTGAGTGCCTGAATATACTTGTACCTACTTTCAATCGGCGTAGCATTGTATATATCCATCGCATCTCCATAGTCCCTTATAAGCTGTACTGCTCGTTTTGGGCCGATACCAGGAATGCCTGGAACATTATCACCTTTATCGCCAGTAAGACACTTCATTGAGATATATTCTTCTGGTGCGACTTCGTAATGTTCGTTCCAATTATCCAAACGTACTTCTTTTCTTGTGACGTAGGAGAAGCGGCCTACTTTTTCTTGAATCAATAGATCCCAGTCACGGTCACTTGAAATGAGCCAAATGTACTCTAAATTGTACTTGTCTTTGTGTTTTACCAAGTGCGCTGCGACGTCATCCGCTTCAACTCCTCGATATCGGAGGACTGGGTAGTCTTCCTCGAGTACGTCGAGCGCGGCTTCGAACTCTTCGAAGAACTCTTCGAAAGCAATTCTTTCTTCTTCGCTTTGTTCAGCTTGTTTATCCTTTCGATTTTGCTTATATTCCGGAGAGATTTCCTTACGGTAAGTAGAAGACCCCCAATCAGCAGTAATAATAATATTTCTACAATCATATGACTTCGCTAAACTTTTTACTGTGCTCTGATACTCATAACGAAAATCAGAGCGTCCTTGGTGTTTCCATCTAAATGCGAGATTTAACGAATCGACAATTAGAGTAGAGTTGGTATCATTTACAATCTTGTCAGTAAGATTAAATGCCATTTAAAAACTCCACATTTTCTTGTTCTAGCCACTCGGAAGCAAGTAGAACGTAACAGTTAAGCCACTCTATTTTTATAAAGTGTGTTGTATTTTCTGGAGGAATGTCAGTTACAACAAATACCGCTGACCGATTATATTTGAAGAACAACAAAGGCTCCTGGTTTCCGCCTTCTGCTTGTTGTACTACTTTATTCCACCACTTAATTAAATTATTGGTTCTAGGTGCAGTAAATATCTTATCTGAGAGAGGGCTGTTTTCATAGTTCTTTACCTCTATACAGAAACGATTTTTAGCGTGTGGAACATACAAGTCACCTTTTAAGTATTCAAGAGCACCTGAAGCAGGTACTCTTTCAAACTGATGTCCCGTAGCTTCGCGCAACATATCTCTTACAAGATACTCACCCCTAGCGCCTTTTGCTCTGCTATCAACCATCTGACCCCATTAATATTTCACCGAGTTGATCTAATTTTTCTTGATACTCTGCTGCTTTTGCAAGCTCTTCTTCAATTCCTGCAAGTATATCAGGATGCTCGCCGATTCCGACGGGACTTTGCAAATATATCCTCACATTCGCCTGGTGATACTTCACCTTTCCGCTCAGATAACTCATCATGCTGTCCGCTATCATTTTCTTCATTGTATTTCTCCTTGGTCATTTCCCAAATTAGTCTTCGACGATTGCTCATCATACGTCGTGCGTGTCCCATTATCGCTCCAATTTGCTTACATTGCCTGACTTAACTACTTCTACTTTCTCAAGTAGTGGATGAGTCCATCCGTGGCTTACCACATAAGTATTTAAATCTTCTTCTAATAAAACTTCTACTAGCTTCTCACGTCCTGCGTCATCTAGTACATTAATTACTTCATCTAAGAAAAGAATATTAATCCGAGACTTCGATATACTACTCATAAGCTTGCGTATAGCAATTAACGTAGCAGTATTAACTCTAGCAAGCTCGCCACTAGAAAGAGCAAGAATGTCAACAATATTCCCATTATCAGTAATTTGAACATTAAGTTTATCATTAGTAACAACAAACTCGAGAGTAAAGCGCCCATCTGATAACTCCGCGAGATAGTGATTTGTTAGTGTTTCTAGTTCTTTCACCAAATTTTCAATTTTGTATGCGAGCAATCCATTCGTGCTAAATGCTTTTTTCAGTACTTCAAGGTTGCTTGCAACTTCTTTCTCTAAGTCAAGAACTTCATTAATCTCAAATAATTCTTTTTGAAACTCTTCTGTTTGCTCTAGTACTACTTGGATTCGGGTGTTTCTTTTAGTGATTGCTTCATTTTCTCGTGTGATTCGAACCATCCGCTCTTTAGCATCCGATATTCTCTTCGAGATTCCGTCAGCCCGTGCCCTAAGCTCTGCAGGATCCAAGAGCTGTGCCGGAAGACTTTTGTCAATACTTCTGAATAAATCTTCCCAGTCGCGCTGAATTTTTCGTGCAGATTCGTATTCTGCATTGTTTCGTTTAATTTCTGATATTCTTCGGCTAATTTCATGTTTTTCTTCCTCAGCTTTTGATAGCTTCTCTTGCTCTTCATCAATTAATCCTTTTTTGAAAGAACTATCAATAGATTGTTCACAAGTGGGGCAGTGGTCTCCTAATTTTCCTAACTTGTCTAAGAGTCGCTTTGACCCCGCTGCCGATTGTTCTAACTTACCAATCTCTGACTGTAAATCATCGTAAGACTCTTTTGCAGATATTTTACAATTTTGTGTTGCCTGTATATCTATCTTGGCCAGCATATCTTTATAACTATTATTCTGAGAGATTTTTTTATTTTTCTCAGAGATATTTTTAATTTCCATCGTTAGAACGGCGAGCTCTTTTTCGTCTTCTATCGTCTCAATAGAAATTTCAGACGTTGGAAGTATGGTTGTATCACTTAATTTGTTGTTATGCAACCATTTTTCTATTGTTGCTATCTTGGATTCGATTGAGTTTAGACTCAAAGAAGACTTTCTTGCTTCTTCCTTGAATAAGTCAAATAACCGCACATAGTGGTCTAAGTGGAGAAGCTCAATAAGAAACTTCTTGCGGTTCGTATCTGTTGCAGTAAGAAACTGCAAACTGCTATTTGTGTTTTGATATACCAACTGAGAGAAAGTTTTAAAGTCGATTCCAATAATATCTTGGAGTGTCTTGTATGTATTGGTCGCTGTATGAGAACTAATATCTTCTCCATTTTCCAGAAGCTGAAGCTTAATACTAGACTTACGATTAATAATAACGTCATACTTGTTTTCATCCTTCGTAAACTCAAGATGAATACTGTATCCATCATTGAGATACCTGTTTGGTATATCTGCTTTTTTAATACCTTTTGAGTTTTTGTTATACAATGCTTCTTCAATAATTAACGGTATAGACGATTTGCCCATACCGTTAGTACCAAGAACTTGTGTAACACTGTTATCGCTAAGGTCCAGAACATTATCAGGGCCGTAGCTAAAACAATTACTCCATGTCAATTTTTCCAGCGTAATCATTAAATAATCCTACTATGTTCGGAATTTTACTTTCAGGAAGTTCAAGAATATATAATAGATACTCTACTAGCTCTTCCTGCATTGTCATTTCTTTACTTAACTCCAGCGTTGCTTCAGAAGACTTCTTTACTACTTTTTTATCAAGTAGGTCACTGTTCTTTACCTCTGCGAGCTCTTGTATGTCGCCTTCTACTTCGTAGATTGTATGGTGCCAATCTGTGGCAACCATCTCTGCTGGGTCTGATACTGTCTTACGAATAAGCTGGGGAAGCTCGAAAGCATCCCACATCCATGACCAATCTTGTGGATTTATCAAAAGATAGCCAGTCTGTACCTCGTTTCGGTGAAACGAAGTTGTCATAGGGCTACCTGGGTATACGATATTACGTTGAGTATTGCTGTGAGCGTGAAGATCGCCTGCAAACACGACGGGAAAGTCCTCAAATCTGTCTAAGTCCACCTCTGGCTTGACGTGTGGAGGGATTTCTCCGCGAACGTGTGTAAATAATGGCTTCTTCGGGTCAAACAATTCAATGGCGTTTTTTCGATGCAAATCGGCATAGGGTAAAACGCCAAACCCAAAATCATTATCGTAATATGATATATCTACTACTTTTACAAGTGGGTTGATATCTCGTGTTACTTGCTTTAGTTGCGTAAAAAATGTTTTGTTTTTCTTTGTAGCTTCATGATTACCGTCGTAAATAAGTGTTGGAATCTGTACCTTACGAATAAACGTAAAGTACAGCTCCAACTCTTCCATACTTGGCAGACGGTCAAATAAATCCCCTCCAATAATGTGCATATTACATTGCTTTTCGAGACTATGTACTTGCTCAAAAAACATATGATAGCGATTTGTTGCCCACTCGCGTGGAACGTTTTTCTGACCTAACTTAATATGCCAGTCTGCCGTAAATAGAATCATGACAAATTGAACTCATCTTCCAATGTTTCGTCGATATCACCCGCTGCATCTTCTCGAATCTCATCAAGAAGAGTTTTTTGTGCGTCTGGAGTTGGGCGAGGCATAACATCGTCCATAGACTTCAGATCAGCAATTGCAGCCATTTCGCTTTCGCTAAGAGCACGTTGCTTGCACTTTAGTACTTGTAACTGGTACTCTACATTGTAAGGAAGAGGTCCAGTTTTGACACGCTTGAACCTAACATCCCAGCCTGTCTCTGGGTCAGTAGGGTCACCCAGGTCTTCTGCTGCTGTAAGAATGGCTTCAAACAGCTTTTTCTTGAGGTTGATGATTTTGACTTCACCACCGTCGAGACACTGCATTGCGTAGCTCCAGCCACACTTGAGGTCGGGATAATACTCACGAACCCAATCTTTCTCAAGATTGTTGAATCTCTCTTCATTACGATCAAAAGACAAGCATTCAAAAGGAATATTCTTGCCGTTCTTACCTTCTAGCCAGTATACATAACGTGCTAGTACGTCTCCAACCAAGCGAACTTCGTTGTCTCCGTCTCGGTATGCGTATGAAGTGAGTGATGATTTTTTAGCGCCGCCAGCGGCTTTGTTAAATGATAATGCCATTAGTGTAGTTTCCTTTTATCTGGGACTTCTTCGTATAGAAAATGAATGTCACCATCTTGAATACGAAGTAGACTATTTTCTTCATAAAGCTCTTCTTCAAACTCTACGAGTCTTTGGTCGAGCGACGTTTTTCCAGTTGCATAATACTCCGATATCGGACGTATAGAAGCTAGCGCAAGATACTGGGAAATCTCACGATAACTGTATTTATATGACTCAAAAACGAGCTGTTCAGGATTAACGAGGAAGGACTCCCCCGCAAACGAAAGGTCTACGTACTTGTAGATTTTGTCGTACTTGCTATTCGGAATTTCCTTCAAAACAAGCATTTTAAAAATAGTGTAGACAAGCAAGGGAGATCCCTCTGCTGTGCTTACAATCTTTTTCCAGTCATATAAGAACATATTATACTCTACTTTGAACCATTTGTCAAGAACTGTTTTTCTATGCTCAGAGCTGCTCAATGGAATAACCTTGTTTCATATAGTATCCCATTCTGTTTGAAGCCTGTCTTTGAGCAGTTTTTCCTTTAAGATGAATATCAATAATTACAGGATCTCTTTTGTTATCGTGTTTACGAACAACCCTGCCGATGAGCTGCGTAAGAAGTGGTTCATTATTGATAGGGGTAGCGAGAATAAGACAACTAAGCGTA